CACTTTTGGTCCTCCTTACTGGAAGGTGAACCAAAACCGTAACCCTTCCGAATTCTCCACGCCGAAAATTCCACGCTCCAAAATTTCACCTTGTCCAAAATCCCAAATATTCGGAAGCCTTCAAAATTCCGCAAGTCCCAAAAATTCCGCAAGTCCCAAAAATTTTGCAAGTCCCAAAAATTCCCAACTCGTCGCAAGCCTTGGAAATTCCGCCAAATTCCAAAACTCTCTCAAAATTCCAAAAAAGTCACTCATGTCAGAAAATAAGCAGATTCTGCAAAATTCAGACCTCTTACACGGTTTTCATGTTCGATTTGCATGTGATTGCGTGATTTTAAAGACAACTCGTGATGATTTTTGAGATTTGTCAGATTTTTCCAGAATTTCCGCTTATTTTGATTTTTTGGCGCTTATTCTTTTCTACGGTTTTTGTACACAGAAAAACATTTTTTAAATTTTTTATTTTTTCACTCAGTCATCAGAACATAATTTTTTTATTTTTCCTGAATTTTTTACCAAGTCAACAGAACATAATTTTTAAATTTTTTCTCATATTTTTACTTGGTCATTGGAAAATAAAATATTATAAAAATTAAATAAATAAAATGATTTAAAAAATAAATAATATATATTATTATAAATATGGAAATTAAATTTGAAAATTTCATTACTGAAGAAATGAAAAATTATGGAGATTATAAAATTGTTAACTTTCAAGGGGTTGATTTATGTGTTTTCAAATGTGGTGAAATATACAGAATGTACACGAACATTAAAAATCCATATTGGAAAAAGATATTTAATATTTCAAATACTAAGGAAGGAGCAAATACAATAGGAATAAATGGAAAAAATATATATAGACATCGTATAATATATAATACGTTTAAAACTTTCGACATCAATAACCAAAAAATTAAAATAATTCATAAAGATGGTAACAAGATGAATAATAATATTAATAATCTAGATATATCAACCATTCAATCAATAAGCTTTAGAAAACAATGTAAAGGGTATTATTGGGATAAATGTAATCAAATATGGTCTGCTAGAATTTCTGTAAATGGAAAAAATATAAATTTAGGTAATTATAAAAATGAACAAGATGCACATAAAGCGTATTTAAATGCTAAATTAATATATCATGCGAATGAAATAGATTACACACAACAAGAATTAAACGAATTAGAAGAACTTGAAGCGGATTTCCAGAGAGTAGTATTTGGTCATTGAGATTAAATAAATAAAATATATATCATATTTATATATGTCAATAAAAAAATATTGGAACCGAATAAAATTTAAATTTTTTCTATATTTTTACATCATTTACACTTACTTAAAAAGTATCTATAAAATAATATGTAACACATAAGTATATATAATGGATTCCAATGAGTTTAATAGTGCCTTCTGGCTCACAATCACAGGTGTTTTAACTGCTTTCATTTCAGGAAGTCTAGTCTATGCCATCAAGTCCAAATGTAGTAAATGTAATTTTTGTTTTGGATTAGTAAATATTGAACGAAATGTCGAGATCGAAGAAAAAATTGAAGAATTAGAATTAGAAAAAGGGATATCAAGAGAAGAAATGAAAAAATAATTATTTTTTCATTAAAAGAAAAGCTGAAAGAGTTACAATTACAACAATTGGAATAATTAAATCTTCATATTTTTTTTTAATTAAATGTTGGTCTTCAGTTCGTTCAGCAATTGGAATTTCTGCATTAAGTACTGACCCATTTTTATGGTGATGGTGGTGATGGTGTTTCATTTATATTATTAAATATAGTAGACATTATTTTTTTATGTTTTAATGTATTTAAGTGATGTTGCTTATTATTCAATGAATAACAAGTACCACAAGGACACATATGTAACATTTTAAATCTATCATTATTTTTAATTTGTTGATAATATTGTTTATAATTAATTATATTATCTAAATAATATTCTTTTATTTTTCTAGAAGGAATATTTTTATTTACTACATTGATCAAATATTTAATATAAAACTTTTCTTTAATTTTTAATTCATTTAATGGGCATTTTTCTATTAAATGTATTTCATAATTATTATTTTTCAAAATTTCAAATGAAGAATAATAGATATTTTTTCCATTTAAATATTGATTATAAAAATATTTATGTTGCGAGAGTCTACTATTTAAATTTTGTGAGGTTGAACCAATATATATTTTATCAGTATCATTACAAGAAATTTTATAAATATTTCCATATTTTATATTCATTTATATATTTTATATATAATTATATTATATAAAAAAAAATAAAAAAATAATTTAATGAATAAAATGTCTAGATAAGCTTAAATCAGCGACCGTTTCGCCCACGACATCAGAAAGTACAATTATACCCACTTGTCTCATCAAGTCAAGTGAGGAAGCCTGAACAATATAATCATTAACTAATACTGCCATTGGAATGTTTAAAGCTGCTTCAATTAATCGTTGTTCTAACGTTTTATCTGAAAAGAAGCTTCTATTCGTTGTATGATGTAAATTTGTTAATCCAGGTGCAAGCATATCAGACACTAAAAAAGAACCGCCCACGATTGCTCCAAATGTTGCACTTCTTGCCAATAGATTGGTATTTACACTGCTACCATATGATAAATATGCGTCTAATGAAGTTGCTAATACACCTCCAGTTGCTGCTTTGATTAAAGAATGTGAATTCATTTTTATATGTATATATAATAGTAATGTAGATTATATTTTTATTTTTTTGTTACAAAATAAACAAGAGCAATACCACCAATTATTATTAATGGCGTTGTTAAACTTTCTCCTACTGTGCCGATACCTTTACCAAAAGAGCTAAAACCATGTTCTACACCATGTATAAGATCTCTTGTTGGTGATGTTACAGTTTTTATTACTGAATTCGCACCACCTATAAACTCTTTAAAGCTAATAGGTTTTCCAATATGAGGTTTTGCAATATGAGGTGACTCAATATGAGGTGCTGAAATATGAGGTGCTGGAATATGAATTTGTCCGATATGAGGAAGATGCTTTATACTTGGAAAGTGAATTTTAGGAGCATGTATAAGATGAAGAGGATGCATTTATAACGTATATATATAAACTAATCAGATATTAATTTTATTATTTCATTGGTTGGTTCAAGAAATCGTTTAAAGCAGCTTTGTTTTTGTTTTTATTGATGCATATATAAGCAGTTGTAGAAACTAATAAAATCATCTGTATTTCAGGAGGAATTTTACTAAAAACGGAGTATTTAACGTATAATTGTTTCAATAAATTATTAAACTGTGGATTAGCTTTTAACATATCAGCACAACCAGATATATCATAGGGAGTCATCTTAGATCCACCTTCAACCAATTTTATAGATTGTATGATAGAATCAGATAAAAAATTATCATAAGAACTACACTCTACAATAGTGCTCATTTCCTGTAAATATGCTTGTAATTCTTCAACACTTGCCCCCTTTTTCACTTTGAATTTTGCTAACTCTTTAGGAAAAAGACTTTTATATTGATTCATTTTATTAATAATAACACGTCTATCCCGTCCAATAATTTCAGTCCCTGCTTCATCAAATAAATCATTAGTTTCAAAAATTGAATTAATTTTTTTCTCTTTCACTTCATATTTTTTCTGAATTTTCATTTGTTGTTTTAATTCTTTTTCATTTTGTTTTATCTCGTCCTTTGATGGTGGTTCATGAAAGTTTTCATTATTTAAATCATCTAAAAATGTTTCATCCACTTCACATATTTCTTCCAGTGGTTCGAATTCTACAGGTTCAATAACTTCTTCAATTACTTCTTCAATTGGTTCAATTTTCTTTTTGGGTCTTCCACGTCTGCTGATATTATCACTCATTAATATTATATTTATAATACAAAAAAAATAATTATATAAATTAATTTTATAATATCATAATAATATAATGTTTGAATTAAATTTTACATTTGAAACTTTGGAAGAGTTAATATATTTTATTAACACTAAGTTCGAAAATCCAAAAATTAAAAAAATTGATGATAAAAGGGGGCAATGCACTAAAGCTTTTCATGAACTTTGTAAACAATATAAAATAGAACACCCGAATAAAACATATCGGGAGTGCTTAAAACAGCTTTCACAAGAAAGAAAATCAAACTTAGATATAAATGATTTAGACTTAAAATAATGAAACGTTATAAAACATAATAAGACATGCCAAAAACAACAATTGATTATTCAAAAACAGTAATATATAAAATTGTTTGTAAAGATCTAAGTGTTGAAGAAACATATATTGGCAACACAACAGATTTTAGAAGAAGAAAGTCAGAACATAAAAACAGATGTCAAAATAGCAATGGTAAAGATTATCACGAAAATAAATACGAGTTTATTCGAAATAATGGAGGATGGGATAATTGGGAAATGATTGAAGTTGAAAAATATCCATGTAATGATGGAAATGAAGCAAGACAACGCGAACGTTTTTGGTTTGAATTTTATCATTTAACACTTAATAAACTTTATCCAGCAAGAACAAAGCAAGAATATGACTTGGCACGATATAAACATAAAAAGAATGAAATAATAGCGAACCTAAATATAAAAATTAGATGTGTTTGTGGTGCAACTGTACGAAAAGGTGGAATGTTAAGACATTTAAAAACCTCAAAACATTTAAATAAAAATAAAATAGATAATAATTTCATAAATGAAGATATTCAAGAATGATCCGATATGGGATGTATCGAATCCTAATACAGTACAAAAAAAGGCATATGAAATTTACGGAAGAGATGCTATTATATATAGAAGTAAAGCAAAAAATAAAAAATATTCAATACGAAATCCACAAGGAAGATTAATTAATTTTGGGAATATTCACTACAAAGACTTTACTTTTACAGGTGATGAACAGAAAAGAACGAATTATTTAAAGAGATCAACAAAAATAAAAGGTAATTGGAAAGATGACCCATATTCTCCTAACATGATGAGTATTCGTCTTTTATGGAATGGAGAAATTTAATTAATAAATAAATTATAATATAATTATATAAATGACTATAGAATTTGAAATATTAAATAAAACAATATGTTTGACTGCGAAAAGAAATTCAGGAAAATCACAATTATTAAGATACATCATATTAAAGAATAAGAAAAAATTCAATGCAATGTTTTTAATATGTCCAACTGAAAAAATTAATAAATTTTACGATGATATATTTAAAAAAGAAAATGTTTTTGAAACATATAGTGATAATTGGGTTGAACAGTTAATGAACAAAATGGCAAAGGCAAATGAAGGAAAAACAGATAAGGAAGCTAAGCATATATTATTAGTTTTAGATGATGTTTGTTCTGATACTGATTTTCATCATTCTAAAACATTTAAACAATTATTTACAAAAGGGAGGCATTACAAGATTAGCTTAATTATTACTGCTCAGTATCCGTACCACATCGGACCAATTGCACGTGTAAATTGTGATTGGTTCTTACTAGGTCAAATCAATACTCAAGGACTAGATATTATATGTACTGAGTTTATAGCTGGTGATATTTCCAAGCAAGAATTTATAAAATTATATTATAATTCAACATCAAATTACGGTTTTTTATTGATAAATAATAATTCCACAAAGTCAAACGACGATTTAACATCAATATATGGAGTTATTCGGACACCTCAAGAATTTATAAAATAAAAAAAATATTATATATAATATAATATATAATAAACACAATGACTGATTTTAATTTTAAAATTGATCCTTCAAACTATGCAGGTATCGACCACGAAGCCTACAGATCAGATATGTTACAACTTGCACTAGCTCAACCAACTGTATATACTCAACTAAGAAAAGATGTTTTACAAACAGTGAAGAAAGAAGCCGTAAATACACAATATGCAATTTATTATCATTTGCTTACAAAAGGACAAAATCCTGATGGATCTTCTGTATTGAGTAGAACGTCATCGAGAGGAGTAAAAGAATTCGTTCCGCATGTTCCAAACCAACTAGTTAACGAGTTCGCCCTCAAAGCTTCAAAAACTATTGATAGAATCGCTGAAGAGGCTATTGAAATGATTTTACCCGCAGATTGGAAACAAATAGCAGATAATAGAACATTTTCAAAAACAAAATCTACTTTAGGATTCGAATCATAATTCAATTAATACATATTTTTTTAAATATATAATGTTAATATAAATATATTAACATTATATGAAATTATCAACAGCAAAAAACTATTTTGAAGATTTCCACAAAGATGGAGAAGCGGATAAATTTATAGATTTATTCCCAGTAGATAAATACAGAACAGATAATGTATCAATACCACTTTTTAAATTTGATTATTCAGCTTATCCTGTTCAATCATCTCATATTTCATACTTTGACAAAAATATGAAAAATCCTAAAGCTAATGAATTACCATTACAAGAAAGAGTACCATTAACACATTATAAAACAGATGAAATAAAACAACCACATGTAGAAGATATTTTTGAAAATAATATAATACAAAATCAAAAAAATGTAAAATTTCCCAGAAAAGAATTGCCAGAAAAATATGCTTATGGACTAGATCATAAAGGATTAGGAGATATTGCATATGAAAGATTGGATATAGAAAATGGTGATACAAATGAATTATCCCGAAATTTAGAAAATTTCTATGAAGATCAATATCTGAAACAAGTTGAACCACAAAAAATGAGGAAATTAGAGGGAATAAATAAGTCAATTAGAAAGCATGCCAATAATCCTAATAAACAAGAAAAAATAGGAAGAGCTAATGCACTAAAACAAGAAATAGAGGTAGAGATTCCAGAAATATTAGGGAAAGTGCCTAAATATCATAGTGAAGAATCAATCTATCAAAAATACAGACCTTTGCAAAATAAAGCAGACAGAATATTATCACAAAAGAAGTTATATGAAATCAATAATATTCTCATTTCACATGGAGAAAAGCCATTACCAGTTGGGACACGAAGTAAAGCAGCAGCCAGAAAATTAAATAAAATGGAAGAACTGGATTTAGAATATAAAAATGAAGGTGAAAAATTAAAATTTCAAAGTGTAGTAGCAAAAGCTCAAAAACTTGGAAGAAATAAACTAAGTAAAAAACAAAGATCTGAAGTTAGACAAAATTTTGAAAGTGCGGCATCATCAGGTGGATTTGAAGAAGGAAAAATGGAACACGGAGACAAAGAAGTAATGGAAGAAAAGAAATTAAATAATACCGCAGCATCAAAAATACAATCAAAATATAGACAAAATAAGGCAATGAAAGCTCAAAAACTCGCCAAATCTGATGAGCAAAGAGGATTTGAAGAAATGGCACGAAAGAAAGGAGAAACTCAATTATCACTAAAAAGTGTAAGTGGTGGAGATGCAGAATCCCCAAAGAGTCCAGTAAAAACCCCTCAAGAAAATTTAAATTTATTCATCGTCTTTAAAAGAGGAGGTAAAGATGATAAATCTAGAAGATATGGTCCACCTTTACAACATTTTACAGAAGAAGAACTTTCACAAATGATAGATCAATCGCCTCATAAAGTAACTAAAAAACAAAAAGAAGATATAATTAAAGATATTAAAAATCCAGAACAACCAACACCAAGTAAAACACCATCCACAACCAAAATGGGTAAAAAAGAACAAGAACGACAAGCAGCAGAAATGTATAGTGGTATTCCTATAATTCTTTCTGATTTTGAAAAAAATATTAAACAAGTTGAAGAGATTTATGACATTGTGGACAAATCACCAGGAGCAGATAAGATAACAGCAGAACAAATTCGAACAATTAATAAATTTATGCCTCCAAATAGAAAGGTAACAGCAGGAGCAGGACGTGTAAGAGTGGGACAAGCATTAAAGGAACTAGAAGAACTTTATATCGAAGAGTCAAGACTTCAAAAAATTCAACAATTACCAGGTGAAAGTGCAAATATTGTTACACCAATGCAAAAAACACCGCCATCAAAAAAATCTTCAGTTTAAATAATTTTTTAATCCATAATATTTATATATATATACAAATATGAACAATAACGGAAGAGTAAACTTAAATGGTGTATTTGGTTTTAATAAATTGTTAGTTGGAAATGTCGACGTTGAACCTAATGTTGTAGATAATACATTAGATATAAAATATATTTATGATAATGTATTATCATCACTACAAAATCAAATAACAGCAACGGTTAGTAATGCATTGAACGCATCAGAAATAATAACAACTATTAATGATTCATTGACAAACTTTCAAACTACCTTATCTACTCAAGAAACCAAACAAGCATCAGATATTACCCTTGTATCAGGACAAATAACTACTGAATTTGATACACTAGATAGTAAATATGATGCATTGGTAACCAGTTTAACCACAAAACAAACAAATTTAGAAAATCAAATAACGACATTATCCTCGACACAACAAAACCTTTTTAGTCCATCAAATTCTAATACATTTTCTGCACCCCAAACATTTGCAAATGGTTTAACTGTCCAAACAGGTGGAACGATATCATTATTGCGTAATACAACTATAGGGTCAACTTCTGCAAATACATTAACAATAAACGCATCACCAGAATTTAAGAGTGGTTTAGTGGTTTCATCTGGTACCGTTAGTTTTCCCTCTAATTCTATTAGTGCATCTAGTATTTCTAATCTTCCAGCAGGAATATCTTTAAGCGTACAAAATACATGGTCTGCATTACAAGCATTTAATAGTGGTATTTCTTCAAATGGAATAACAACTGTAGGAGCATTTAACCATTATGGGAGTGCAACTCTTGGAGATTCAACCAGTCATTCATTAACTATTAAGGCATCACCTACTTTTAATGCTTTTGCTTCGTTTACTAGAGGTTTAACCGTTACAGCAGGATCTGTTATTTTCCCTAATAATTCAATTTCTTCTAATTGTATTTCTGGTTTATTATCTTTAGGCAATAACAATACATGGACTGGTGCACAAACGTTTTCTGGTGGTATAGTAGTAAATGGTACTACAAATTATTCAACTAATACAGTTATAGGGTCAAATTCTACGAATACATTAACAGTAAATGCAACACCCGACTTTAAGAGTGGTTTATCTGTTTCATCTGGTACAGTATCTGTTCCCAATAATGCAATATCTATGTCAGCAGTTAATGGTTTAAATACAAAAGTAACTGCTTTAGAATCCGATATATCATCTATAAAAACCAAACAAACAAGTGATAAAAGTGAGTTACAATTACAAATAAATGCATTACCTACAAATACTTCATTAACATCTCAATTAGCAAATTATTGCCTTCTATCAAGTTATAACACACTAAAAACACAAGCAGATGGTTTATCTACTTTATTAACAAATACACAATATATTAGTGGTTTTGGGTTGAATTGGTATGGAAGTATGAATGTATTTGGCTCGATGATAGTTACAGTTAACAACAATTACTTTAATGTTGGATCTTTATTGTCTGGGTTACCTACTACTTATGTATCAAATACCTCTCTCACTAACACATTAAATTCATACGCAACTAAGACTTATGTTGATGGGAAAGTGTCATTATCTTCAAATCAAATAGGGACATTAACTTCAACACAAATTGGTTATCGAATATCTACAACAACATCCCTTAAAGCTCCCAGTGATCATTTTAATGGTGCACATAAATTAGCTGAATTAGAAGGGCTTGCACCTATCGGGAGTGTTTGGATTGTTGAAGCAGGTGTTCAACAAGGGGTAAATGCTGGTTTTGCAACTTATTATATTGAAGTTCAAGAAGGAGGTACATATACAGCAGCTTCAGGAAATATTAATGCAAGTATTATAACAATACATCATCCTTATCTGACTGGACAAAGTATAGTAAGACAAAGAAACACGATTAATTCAGCAAGTGCTGTTTATGTTGTATCAAGTACTAATACATCTGGTAAATTATGTTTAGGTGGTTCTTTTGTAGGTACTACAACCATACAAGGTTTATATTTACGAGCAACTCGAATTGCCTAAAAAAAATAAAATATCTAATTATTAATTATATATAGAAATGTCTTCATCAAATCAAGCTGCCATTGCTAACCTATTATCACAATCCTTACAAACCGTTCAACAACAATTGTTAACCAATAGTAATATATTATCCGCTACAAACGCGGTTGTCCAAACCAACACAACAGCTATCACAACAAATAGTGTTGCTATCAATTCATCTGCTGGAGATATCCAAGAAATCAATTCAGGTATTTCAAACGTAAATCAAGTAGTCACCAATTTATCCACAACAGTACAAAATAATGTGAGTACTTTACAAGAACAAATTGATGATAATTTAGCACAATTAGAAACATTAGAAGCAAAAGAAGCTCAAGATGTAATTGATATAAACGCATCTATTGCAACTTTACAACTTGCAATTAACCAAAACACAAGTGATATAGTTGCAGTTAAAAATACAGATATTACTTTTACCAATGAATTTATAACCGTATCGAATGAATTACACGAATTAGCCGAACAACACGCAACCGATACAGCACTTTTACAAGGTCAAATCACATCTACCATATCCGACTTGACCGCGTTAGGAACAAAAGAAGCATCTGATATTGAATTATTAACAACACAATTAAATGCAGCCAATGCAATTATCGCAACACATACACAAAATATAACCGCTTTGTTTTCTGAGGATTTATCATTCTCAACTGATTTCACAAATATCAGTAATAGTTTAGACGCCCAAATAGCAAAAGAAGCATCTGATGTTGCTGAAATCAATACCACATTAGATAATCATGAATCACGTTTAAATGATGTCGATACTATCCAATTAGCACAAAGCGGTCTTATAAGCAACCAAATCATGAAACAAAGAGATGATTTAGCAGTCACGGATGCATCGATAAATAGTTTAGATAGTCGATTAACCGCTTTAAGCACCAAAGAAACAAATGATGTTTCACGTATTGACTCAGAATTAGCTTCTCAATTATCCACCATCAACGCAACCACTTCCGCCCTTTCCGCCTTAACATCAAAACAAACATTAGATTATAACACACATCAAACACATTTAAACAATGTCGATTCATCCATAAGCACATTAAATAATAATGTATTTGATAATACAAATGATATTGGAACTTTGACAAACCAATTAACAACTATTGTAGGAGGTGTTAATACCAATGTAGCTAACTTAAGTTCTCTTGAGTCGGCCGTTACATCCAATGCAACTAATATAAATGCTATGCAATCGCAAATCTCAACCATTCAACAACAAGCCAATTTACCCTTTGAAACAGCCCACGAATGGCAACAAACCCAAACGTTCCTTATGCCTCCTATCATGAGTGGTGCAAACATCCAAAGTGGAACAATTCCTAAAACATCTATAGATGGTTCATTTGTTGATACAAGTTCAGTACAAACAATAAATGGAATCAAAACTTTTAATCAAGCACCAGTATTTAGTTCTGGTTTATCTGTTTCTGGTTCAGTTTCCTTTCCGGCAAATAGTATTCCAGCATCCTGTATAACAGGAACACCACAAGGACCAAAGGGAGATACTGGAGATACAGGACCACAAGGACCAGCAGGACCAACAGGAGCAACAGGACCAAAAGGGGACACAGGAGCAACAGGACCAGCGGGACCAGCAGGACCAGCCGGAGCAAATGGAATAGCAGGAGCAAATGGAGCAGCAGGAGCAACAGGACCACAAGGAGCAGTAGGACCAGCAGGACCAACTGGTCCATCTGGAGCATCTCAACTTGGAGTTGCAAACACATGGACGGCAATACAAACATTTAATCAACCTCCAGTTATGAGCGGTGCAAGTATCACAGCAAATACTATACCAACAAGTGCAATCGTCGGCGGTGGCGGTGCTTCACTTTCAACTGCTAACACATGGACGGCAACACAAACATTTAATCAACCTCCAGTTATGAGCGGTGCAAGTATCCAAGCAAGTACTATACAACCAGCTGCAATTAATGGTGGTATTACTGTTTCCTTACCAACAACAACTATGACGGTACCAAGAACATCAACACAAGTAGGATATGTTGTTGATGGACTATCACCGTATGGATATTGGGGTGGTACACCATGGGTCAATACTAATTGGGCATTTAACACTGTAAATGTTATTAAAGAATTAACATTATCACCTTTAGGTTCGATTTGGAGCGTTCATGCTATGGTTCAAATTAATGGTGCAACGACTGGGACGATTACTCAAGCACATTTAGTAGTTGTCAATCACAATTCGGCAACTGTCAGTTCTTCATATGGCAATTGGATGGGAGGATATACGGCTAATCATAATAATGGTTGGATCATGGCAGGGACAACAAATAACAATGTAATCTCACCAGCAACAAACTCTACCCTTTTAAGTTGTTCGGGGATGTATACTTGCAATAATGGTAATGGAAATAATGGTGCTATATGTCTTGCTTTATACATAAATGGAACCGCTAGCGGAACTACTAAAATCAGTAATGGTTATTTTTATGCTATACGCATCGCATAATTTAATATTTCCGTTTTCGTTTAATTAAAATATAAAAAATATCTAATTATAAATATATATACTTATAAAATGGCCTTTTCAAGAATTCGAGATTCTCGTGGTTTAAATATTCCCGAATACCAACACTCAAGTTTTGCAGAAAATGTTAAACATGAAACCGTTATAATTCCTTCTACCTCTCAACTTGCTTTTGGTGCTTACTCTATATTTGATTTTAAAGAAAAAGCATGTTTATTAAAGGATATTGTTTTACAATTCCAAGTGAGTAATTTAAATATTCTTACTAATGGATCAAATATAACTACTTGCAGTCCCCGTTTGACACCTTGTTGGAATTGGTTCAACCGAATAGAGATAATTCAGCATAATCAAATTATAGACACTATTTATCCTCAATCCAACTTTCTATTACATCAATGTTTTCTCAGCGATGAAGACAGACAAATTGTAAATGATGGAGCAGGTGATTATGCCGATTGTGCAAAGTTATTCTTGAAAACTAATACATCAATACAAAATGAAACTTATTTTACTTCTACAAGTAATCAAGGTGAATATTGGTATCTTCCATTATGGACTTATTTTCATTCATCTTATATTCCAATGTTATATCCTAAAGATGATTTACAAATAAGAGTTTATATGGATACACTTGCTAATTGTTTATATTGGGACCCTACACATACAAGCAATGCAGGCAAAACACCTTCAGCAACTCTTACATGTAATTTATTGTGTAATGTGACACGATTAGGTCAAGATGTAAATTTATACAGATTACAAGCATTAAATAAAAGTGTTGAACATTATAAATTCTTAGAGTTAAGATATGGAACAACAACTATTCAACAAGGTGTGACTAGTTTTAATTATGTATTAAATGCCGTAACAGGAAATTGTGCATTTTTCTTTGCTGTTATTCGTAATGGAAGAGCACTTAATGATACTACAAAAGCAGGTGATCCAAATCAATATGAACCATATTCTAGTTTTTCTATTTTAGATAGCACATCTACGAATATCACAGGAGGACAACCTGTTCCTATAAGTTTAGTTCAACAATATTTAGCCAGAAAATGGACTGCATCTAGTTATTTTTCTGATTCTCGCAATTTAGCGTTTGATACAAAAGTATTTGACTCAAGTTATGCAACCTCAATACTTTTCAGCACTAATAACAGTTATCAATCAACCTCTAATGCTATCATGTATTCCTTCTGTGAAAATCCAGTTCATGCAGCCACTTCGGGTGTATCTAGTGGTGGTCATCGCTTCTATGGTTCTGAACAATTGCAAATTAAATTTGATTCAGCTACATCATCCACTTTAAATCTTGATATATATGCTTTTGTAGAAAGTTGTGTCGAGGTTAGTTCTACACATGTTAAGAAGCTCACCCTTTAAAAACCTTTTTTTATACAAATATAATATAATATAATATTATATTAATGAATATGAACTATTTACATTTTGACACAGCACAACGAGAGGATTTAACTACAGATTCTTTTTCATGTGAATTGAAATTATCCAACCCTTTACGAAATGTTAAGAAAATATATTTAAAAAGTGTCGAAATGCCTATTGGGTTTTTTAATATTCGACAGACTCAATATTTTGAATATGTTTCATCACCAATTAACTATGAAAATATTAATCCCAAAACGTTGAGGTTATTTGCATATAATCCAAAAATTGAAAATAATTATAATACGAATGAAGATAGTAACTCTTTTTACACATACACTCTACATACATCAGCACCTGGAGTTGGTACTCAACAGCAACAAAACGCATATAGAATATCTATTGCAATTGTTCCAGGTAATTATACCATCACAACATTATTAAGTTATATCAATGAAAAATTAAATAAATTATTTGTAATACAAGAAACAAATTTTAAAGCAATAGAAGAATTTCCATTTACTCCTCAATTTGAATTAACTACAGTGGATTCTTCCGATAGTAGTATTTTTCCTATTGGTTATGTGAGAGCTTCATTTACTTCAGTTTATGTATGGATTACTCAAACAGAATTTAATTATAAATATCTTGGTTTTACTTTTTATCGTAATAATTTCCAAAGAATTCAATCAAATGTCGTTTCTAATCTCGGATATATTGACGGTTTGAGACCATGGAATATTCATCAAGATTTATGTTTATATCTATATTTTGAAAACATTCCACAAACCAACACACACTTCAGAAATATTTTAGCCAGTTTTAAAATTCCAATCAAATCTGGATATCAAGCCATTGAATATAACGCTGAAAACGTGAATTTCGCTCAGTATATCGAAAATACAGATGGAAATTATATACTTGATACAATTAAATTAAAAGTTTATGACCGTAATAATAAAATTATAATTAATAATGGGTTTGACTTTAAATTTACACTTGCTGTGGAAACTGGAAATATATAATAAATGAAAAAATAATATAATATATTATTATATTATTAATGAGTAGCACAATACAATTTTATCATTTTGACACAGCACAAAGAGATAATCTAACTGACGACCCTTTCCAATGTCAATTGACACTTTATAATTCACTACGCCGAGTTAAAAAAATATTCTTGAAAAGTTGTGAAATGCCTATTGGGTTCTTTAACATTCAAAAATCTATCGCATTCAGTTTTTTAAGATCTACTAATGATTTTAGAGAATCATTGTCATTTTTGTCTCAGAACCGAATATCAATATATAGTTATACAGATTCAGCAATTAATAACTATTATTCTACCAGTGCATCAAGATCATCGACATTTAGAGATGTAAACGGCGTTAATATTTCCTCATTTAATACTAGTCCCAATCCAGACTTACAATTGGACGTTCTGAATAGTAGTAATTCTGATTATAAAATATTTACTGTTGATATTCCAGCTGGCAATTATACCATTCAATCATTAACCGCATATATTAATATGGGGATTAAAGCCATCTTTGATAAGTTTTTTCTGACAAAAGGTCCTGATCCAAATTATATATATCCAAAATTAACAATGATAACAGTTAATGATAAGGGAACTTTTCCAGTCGGATATGTACAATTTAATTTTAATTCTGTATGTATGTGTATTCTCGATAATGATAGTAATAAATATCTAGGATTTTTACCAAATCAATGTAACACAACAAAAACTACTATAAAAGCCACTTCATTATGGAATATGTATCCTGACCTATGCATTTACATGTATTTAGAAAGCATCCCACAAACTAATAGTCATTTCAAAAATAATTTAGTTAGTTTTAAAATACCAATAAGTTCTGGTTATCAATCTATTGAATATAATGCTGATAATTTAAATTTCGCCCAGTATATTGAAATTACAGATGAAAATTTTATACTTAATTCGATTAAATTAAAAATATATGACCGAAATAATAATTTATTAACTAATAACGGTTTTGATTTTACTTTTACACTTGCTGTGGAAACTGGTAATTCAATGAGTAACACAATACAATTTTATCATTTTGACACAGCACAAAGAGATAATCTAAGTGACAACTCTTTCCAATGTCAATTGACACTATATAATTCACTACGCCGAGTTAAAAAAATATTCTTGAAAAGTTGTGAATTGCCTATTGGGTATTTCAACATTCGAACACCTCAATATTTTGAATTTGCCATGTCATTCTATCAAGAATTTGATTCGTTTGATGCTGATAAATTGACCGTATATGGTTATCGCCCAACATGGTCTACTAGTTATAATACACCATCGGAAGACAGTGACAGTAATTATACTCGTACCCATGCAGACACTCGTCCGTACGAGGAATGGACCGACGAACAAAAAGATTTGCTTAAGTTCTCTATTTGTGTTGTCCCTGGTAATTACACTATAGATTCATTAATAAAGTATATCAATGATGCAATTTCTCGCATAATATCAATCTATACGGTCTCAGCAGATTTTTATCCTAATTTTACAGCTAGTTTATCCATTCTTCGTGTAGCTAGTAAGGGACAATTTCCTGTTGGATATTTAAAATTTACTTCTAATGAGCAATTTTTATACATACTCCCGACAGAGCTTAATTACAAGTATCTTGGTTTTACTTCATATAAAAACAATCAGCAAATAAAACAAAAAGGTATTTACACGATACAATCATTACGTCTCTGGAATATTTATCCTGACTTAAGTATTTATATCCATTTTGAAAACATCCCACAAACTAATAGTCATTTCAAAAATAATTTAGTTAGTTTTAAAATTCCAATAAGTGCTGGTTATCAATCTATTGAATATAATGCTGATAATGCAAATTTTGCCCAGTATATCGAAAATACAGATGTAAATTTTATACTCAATTCAATCAAATTAAAAATATATGACCGAAATAATAATCTTTTAACTAATAATGGTTTTGATTTTACTTTTACACTTGGAATAGAGTATTTTAATTAAAATATATTATATAATATAATATTATATATGGAATCAATAAGTCGAAAAGAATATTTAGAAAAACAATATATTTTATTTTCAAATGAATTAAAAGAAATTATTGGAGAAAATATTTTTCCGTCACTCGAAGATGTGGATATTGTAGATATATTAACTTATTTCCAAATGAGTTTTGGTAACACTACAGATTATCAAGAAATAGTAAAGAGTGTTATTAAATATCATGTGAACATTTCAGAAGAACAACTTATACAAATTTATCCAATAGTTCAAAAATATATAGATGAATTAAAAATATTTTTAAAAACAAATTAAATTAAAAATGATTTAAAAAATAAATAATATATATTATTATATTAAATAAATTAAAAAATGAATAAAATTGATTTACAGAAAAAAATTGAATTTATTAAAACAAAAGGAAAGCCACCAAAAATAGAAATTGATAAACAAGAATATACTAAAGATTATTTTAATAAAGTCACAAAACAAAGAAAGAGATTATGTGAAGTATGTTCTAAAGAAATAAAATATAATTCATTTTCAAATCATTTAAATTCTAAAAAACATACAGCATTAGTTGAAATAATTTTAAGTACCATTGATGACCCCTTATGTGTTGAATTATAACTCTTTTTCCTTTACAAATTTTATATTATATTAATAATATAAAACATTTAATATAAAATTATTTTTTATTTTTTTAAAAAATTAATATAGATATTTTTTTATAAAATTAATTATAAATTATTTCAGAAAAAAATATAAAATAATTTTTTAAAAATTAAATAAAAAATAACTTAAAAATTTATTTATATATATATAATATATATATTATATAAATGAAAAAAAATATTAAAAAAATTTCTAAACTTGAAAAAGAGTTTGAAGATCTTTTGAAAGAAGGCCATAATATGCCTTCTCAAAAAACTATTAAAAATTACGATGATATTCCGATTGATGAGTTAGAAAAAGAATTTGAAAATATTTTAACTACTCATAATCTACCTAAAAAAGAATTAATACCAGATCAGCAAATTGTAACTGAACATGATAAATATGTACAAGAAATGGAAGAAGATTTAAAAAAATTAGATCAATTAGAACAAAATTTAACGTTAGACTTAAAATCTGCTTATGTGATGAAGAAAAGATTAGGGGAACTTTTTAATTTTACATCGAGCCACGACATAGAAACAAATGTTAATACTGTTGATTTAATATCAGAAATTATATATGATAAATATTATAATTTTGTCAGAAGACAAATGAAGAAAAAATATAAACAAGGATTTGAAACAGCGATAAAATTAACTTTTTCAAATTCAATTGATGCAAGTGGATTAAGTTCCATTACTATCAGAAATAATCAATTAACACAAGATATGATTAAAGAAAGAATTAATCATGATATTATCAATAAATTTCACGGTGGAGATTCAGAATTTTTACCATTATTTAAATATGCTACATATTTTGTTTTTCCATTATCAATTAATGGTGGTTGTTCCTGTGACAAAAAAATTATGGAAAAAATTAAATATAAAAACAGAACAATTAAATTAATTAGTCCAAAATCAACCAATGATAATTGTTTATTTATGTGTTTTACTTATTTCTTAAATATTAAAGGTAATACTTTAAGATTTAATGACATCCGAAAAGAATTAAATATACCTGATGGAAAAATTCATTATGATAAAATACGATTAATAGCTAATTATTTTGAATGTGGTTATATTTTATTAAATCAAATACAAGAAATTATATCATTTAAAGATATTGAAAATAAACCAAAATGTCATATTATGTTGATGAATGATCATTATTATATTGTTGAATATCTTGATTATAATAACTGTAATCAATGCGGACAAAAAACAAACGTAAATATTGAACATAAATGTGATCCAAAACGAGTTACATATTACAGAAGTAGAAAATGTAATAAAAGAGAATTTGTTGACATGATTGATTGCACAGATAAAGAAAAAATAAAAGAAGATTCAATGATATTTTTTGATCTTGAAACATTTCAAGAAACTATTTATCATGTTCCTTATGCTTGTGGATTTTCATATGGAGATCATAAAAATGTTGATATATCGTATGGAAAAAATTGTATGAATAATTTTATTAATCATATCATCAAGGCAGAAAATAAAACTATTTGTGCTTATAATGGTGCTGGTTTTGATAATTTTATTGTTTTAAACTATTTAAAAGATAAAAACATTGAAATAAAAAATTTAATTCTTTGTAATGGTTGTATATTATCATTTAAATTTGGACAAGATGGAAAAGAGAATAAATTTTTCGATTTGTACAGATTTATTAATTCTTCACTTGATAAAGCATGTAAAGCATACGATATTAAAAATCATAAAATGAAATTCGATGTCTTAAAAATTCAATCTTGGGATTTAGCAGAAAAATATAGAGATGAGGTAGAACCATATCTTAAATATGATGTGTTATCATTATCAGAATTATTTTTTACTTTTAATGACAGTATATTTTCAAATGATAATGTAAATATTACTAAATATATCACTTTATCAAATATGGCTTATTCTTTATGGCAAAAAACATTAACTGATTTAGTTGAAATCCCTTCAATGGATAAATATGATTTTATTAAAAGAGGTACATATGGAGCTAGATGTTACCCCATGCAAAAAGAGTTTAAATCAAAACATTATGATGAAATCATTAATAAAAAAATGTCTTATGAAGAATTAGAAAAAACAAAAGAATATATTTTTAATGCTGATGCAACTTCTTTATATCCTGCATCTATGAAAGGAGTTGATTTTATTAATGTTCAATATCCTACTGGTTCTAGTAGATGGAGTATTACACCAAAAGAAGAATTTGATAATAATAAATGGGGAATTTATGAAGTTTCTTTTACTTGTCCTAAAGATATTATTATTCCTGTTTTACCTAGAAAAACTGAAAGTGGTGGATTAGAATGGTCGTTATATGACGGTGAAGGAGTTTATACAAATATCGAAATTAAAAATGCTTTATCAGTTGGATATAAAGTTTATTTTATTAATAAATGTTTAGTATGGGATAGTACAGGGAATGTATTTAATTCTTATGTTGAAAAATATTATAAAATGAAAGAAGATTCAGAAAAAGAAAATAACCCAGTCAAACGCTCAATAGCAAAATTGTTATTAAATGCTATGTATGGTAAAACTCTACAAAAAGCAATTTTTGAAAATACTGCTATTATCTGTAACTACAATCAATTATTAGAATTTTTTAAAGATTATGATATTAAAGATGTTTCAGTATTATCAGACTCAAAATTAATAATGACTGGAACATGTAAAAACAAAGAAGAAAGAATTACGAAACCATGTCAATTAGGAGCTTTTGTTTTATCGTATTCCAGAGAAATCATGTTACACTTTATGAAAGTGATTGACCCATCATTAAAGACGCATGTATTCACATATACCGATACAGACAGCTTACACATATTAGGTAATCACGCCCAGAAGTTGAGAGAGAAGGGCTTGATTAAACCTAAAAGTGAAGCGTCTTTGGGGTATTTGTGTTCTGATGTTGATAATGAAGGGTTAATTATTTATGAAAACAATTTAGCACCAAAAACTTATTTTTATGAGTATATTGATAATAATAATAAAATAGCAGATAAAGAAAATGGAACCATGAAAGGTAAAGGAATACCTAAGAAAGTTCTTAAACATAATATGTATTCTGACTACAAGGAAAAACCTCAAGTTGTTGAATTTTCTGGATTAAGAAGAAAACATAAAAATTTAACAAAATCAGATATTGAAAATAAATTACCCTATTTTTCAATAATCAATAATACTCAAACGCGTCAATTTATGAAAAATGAATGGTCTGGGATGATGTACAAAGATAATAAATATTACCCAAAAGGATATATTTTAAATTAATTTAATATTATAATATATAAATGAATGAACTAATAGAAACAAATAATAAACAACTAACAAAAAAACAATATAAATATATTGAAGATGTTATGGAAGAAAATTTATTCCCTTCCGCAAAGGTTTTACACAAAATTGTAAAAAAAAAATATCCAGATATTAAATTATCACAAATACAAAAATTTGTAAATTCCCAAGATGCGTATCAATTGACGAAACAACGAAAACAAACTAAAAAAAGTTTAGGTCATATTATATCATATGCCTCTTTTTCTGTCGTCCAAATTGATTTAATTGATTTATCAAAATATTCTTATGATTACTCTAAATATAAACATCATAAAAAACTTGAAGGAATGAATAAAGAATATAATAAAGGGTATAAATATTTATTTATTTTTATTGATGTTTTTTCTCGTTATGTTGATGCGATTATGTTAAAAGACAAAGGTGAAGACGAATGTCTTAATGCAATAAAACTAATTTTATCCTATAATAAAATTAACCCAAAAGTTATAATGTCAGATAGCGAATCAAGCTTTCTGTCTTATAAATTTATTAATTTTCTTGAATCTAAAAATATTAGTTTAGAACCTGTAATATTAAATAATCATCATGCATTGGGAATTATTGATAGATTTTGTAGAACATTGAAAACAAGATTAACTAAATTATTTCTGGCCAGAAATTCTACAGAATGGATTAATGATATATCCAATATTATATACCAATATAATAACACAGAAAATAGAGGAATATTAAATTTTTCACCTCAGGAAGTTATAGATGATAAAGAAAAATCTGAAAGAATATTAAAATTTAATATTATCAAACAACAAAAAAATATTAATTTAAGACAAACAAGTAATATTAAAGAAGGTGATAAAGTTAGACTTTATATTAACGATACTTTCAAGAAAGGAACAGAACAAAATTATACGACAAAATCATATAATGTTGTTGGGAAAAAAGGAAAAAATATTTTATTAGATAACGGTCAAAAGGTTGTAGAATCTAATCTATTAAAAATAAATAATGGGGAATATTTAAAAAATCATATGATGATTAATT